AGGGCGGGAGACACTCCTATTTCCACAAGGAAATAGAGGCTCTCCGTAATGAATTCTTCCTGATCCCTGGGGATCTGGAGGAGATTCATTGTCCATCTGGTCAAAAACTTCTTCCCTTAGAGATGAGCGAATTCTACTTCAAACCCACCGAACAAGGTACGGTGGTTTCTGGAGCATGTCTCGTTAGTCTCTGGGGAAATTCCAGAATCCTCTTGGAGTTATCCTTCTGCCATTCGTTGGCAGATGTTGATATTCCCATGGAATGCGATTCAGAACCAGTCTCATCGGGTATGAAGATGCCTTTTCACTTTTATAGTGAGAAGCCAGCTTACAAATCTGTGGACTTTCCGACCGCGATTCCTTCGAGGATGGATGCAGTCGACGACAAAGGAGCAAAAGCTCGAGTAATTGGTGTCACAAAGGGACACCTGATCAATCTCGAACACTTACTCCGGAGAGCGACGACTGCCGTCTTAAAGTGTGATAGGAGTATTCCTACAATGGGATGGCCAGGAAAAGGACCCTCTAGGGTTCTTGGTCCTGACCCTCCTTTTGACTCGACTGATTTAAGTTCAGCGACTGATTCAACAGATATATCAGAGGCACGTGCCCTTATGAAAGGGCAAATGCGAGCTCTGATCTTCCTTAAACTACTCCCGGAGTGGTTTGAAGATGTATCTATGGTTTTGATCGATGTGGTGCTACGACCCACTTTGGCTGTTGAGCCAAAGTGGTGGGGTAGCCTCACCGATCAAAAATTGAAATCAGTCTTCCCCTTCGAAACCGTTCGTTCTGTCCCTATGGGTCAGTCCCATAGCTGGAACCTTCTATCCTTAGGACAGAAGTTCCATCGCCATAGGGCTCTCATAGGCGTAAAACCTAAACTTAAGTTTTACAGAGACATTACGTGCGGTGACGATTCGGCGGCCTCTGGGGGAACTTTGAAAACCTATTTAGATTTTCGAAAATCCCTCAAGACCTCCGGATATGAAATCTCTCCAGGGACTGATATGATATCCGAGCTCTGTATACAACATACAGAGACGATGTTTGTCATTCAGTACAGTGATGAGCGGAAGTACTTAACGAATGTTAAGTTTCCTCCGGTCGGATCACTTCTGGATAAGAATCCTATGTCACGTCTCCCTCAAACGAGGAAGAAAGGACTTAGTACTGCGAAGAGTTCACGGGGTCCTGC